AGACGGGTCTGGATCGCCGCTGGCTGCCGGGCTGGTGTATGCGGCCGGCGGCGACTTCCGGTTTAACCAAGCGGATGGCGACAATGGCGGGCTGCGCGTCGGCGGGCTGGTAGTCACTACGCCACGCGGGCCGGCGCTGAAGCTCAACGGAGCAGAATACGTCAAGCTTGGCGTCGACGTCGCAGGCGTCGATCTGTTTGCCGACTCGTCGCACACGTGGTCAATTGTCGCTCTGGTTCGACAGAATGCTGCTGGGTCGACAGGTTCAATTGTCGCGAAAACGTCAGGCGAATCTGGCGCGACGACGCACCTGAACATGTATCTGGAGAGCGGCGGCGTCTCGACCAACATCCGAGGCAGCTACGCCAGCGGCGGCGGATCGCTGAGCACCAACCCCAACCAGATAACCCTGACGTGGGACGGAACGACCGCCTATCTGCACCGTGACGAGACGATAACCGGTACGAGGACGGTCGGCACGGCTTCGGCTGAAGCGGCAGAGACGATCTGCTTCGGCGCCCGCAATGACGGCGCATCGCTGTTCCTCACAGGCGAGCTTGGCTACGTCCTGATCTACAACAGGGCTATCTCGCGCGCCGAGCACCTTGCGCTACTGAAAAGTCCTGGCTCCGTCTTCGCAAGCAACCAGCCACGGTTTTGGCTCCCATCCATATCTGGGGGTGGTGTAAGCGGAACAGCATCAGTAGTCGACGGGCCAGACACGGCAACCGCTGCTGGCAAGGCTGGGACCGTTGGCGCAGCAGCGGTTACAGAAGCCGGAGACGCAGCGGAAGCGTCAGGGAAGGTTGGGACCACAGGGGCGGCTGCGGCAACAGAGGCCGCCGATATTGCGGCAGCTACAGGGTCAGTCGGCACCGACGGGGTGACTGGTTCAGCATCGGTCGTAGAAGCTGGCGACTCTGCGGCGGCGGCAGGTACGGTCGGCAAGAAAGGATCGGCGGCAGTAACCGATTCTGGCGATGTTCCGGCTGGCGTAGGGAAGAAGACGCACACCGGCACTGCATCAGTAACGGAATCCGGCGACGTGGTTGCTGCGGTCGGAACTGTGCCAGGAGTGATGACGCTAACCCCGGCTGACATCGAAGCTGTCGCCGCAGCCGTCGTCGGTCGCCTGCTCGGTTCGCGCACTCTCGGCGCTCACCTTCAAGTCATCTCTGCAACGCTGGTCGGGGAGTCGTCCGGCGCCGGCACGGCGCACATGGCATTTACTGACGGCGGCGTTACCGTAGAAGCTGATGTGCCACTTCCAGGCGTCGTCGGGGATCGCACGAACATCGTAATCTCCGGTGTTTAGCCAGCAATTCTTTGCTCCGCAGTACTTCGCCAGGGCGTGGTTCTCGCCGTCTGGCGAGTCAGGATTGTTCAGGGAATGGCTGATCCGCTACCGCCGTCGGCGCCGCGTGTAGCGTGCGCGTATTCAATGGCGAATCCAATACAGTCGCGACATGGAACATGATCCGACAGATTTTGAAGGCGAAGAGATCGCGCAAGCGGAAAAGGCCGTCAGATCGAAATCTGCGCGAGATGTTGAAGACGCTGATTTCAAGTGGCTGATGGGAAGCCGGCGCGGTCGTCGAATCGTCTGGAGGCTTCTGGATCGGGCCGGGATTTTCCGGTCGTCGTTCAATTCGAATTCAATGGCCATGGCGTTTGCCGAGGGGTGCAAGAACGATGGGCTGCGCATCATTGGGCAAATCCACTTGCTTTGCCCGGACACCTATTCAGTCATGATTCAAGAGGCACTTGATGACAAGCGAAACAACCTCTGACCCCACCCAAACCACTGATGGCGGCACTGCTGAAACGGAACCAGAGGCCGCTACTGCTGCGGAGACTGCTGGCCAAGAAACGGCGGCTACGGATGCTTCCGAAACCGCTTCCGCCGGAGCGCCAGAGTCCTATTCCTTCGTCGCCCCCGAAGGGCAGGAATATGATGCTGTAATTCTGGCGTCCTATTCTGAGGTCGCGAAGTCGCTGGACTTGCCGCAAGACAAGGCGCAGGCGATGCTTGAGAAGATGTCGCCGGTAATCGCCGCGCGCCAGTCTGAACAACTCGCTGCGGCGCAAGCCGGGTGGCTTGATTCGGCGAAGTCGGACAAGGAATACGGTGGCGACAAGCTGCCGCAGTCACTCGCGGTGGCGCAGAAGGCCATGGAGGCGTTCGCGACTCCTGAACTCAAATCGCTTTTTGAAGCTACCGGGCTGGGGAACCATCCTGAAATCGTCAGGTTCATGGTCCGGGCCGGCAATGCGATCAGCGAAGACAAGCACATCAGCGGCAGGAACAGCGGCGCGGCGCCTGCGCAAACCATGGCGCAGCGCATGTACCCGAACATGAACCCTTAAAGGAACAACACAATGCCAACTCTCAGTACGGGCCAACTCACTCTGGCCGATTACAGCAAGCGCCTCTCTCCGGACGGCAAAATCGATCCGATCGCAGAGCTTCTGTCGCAGCAAAACGAGATCCTCGAAGATGTCGTCTACTGCGAAGCAAACCAGATCACCAGCCACGTCACGACGGTTCGAACCGGTCTTCCGGCAGTCTATTGGCGGCAACTGAATGCCGGCGTGCCGCCGAGCAAGAGCACCACGGCGCAAGTGACAGAGCCATGCGCAATGCTCGAAGCCCGCAGCCATATCGACTCGAAGATCCTGCTGCTCAACAACAATTCCGCGTCCATCCGGCTGTCCGAGGAATCACCGTTCCTTGAGGCCATGGGCCAGGAAATGTGCGGCAAGCTGTTCAACGGTAATGTGGGCGTCGACATGAAGACGTTCAGCGGCCTGGCGACTCGGTATTCCAGCACGTCGGCGGGCAACGGCGGAAACGTCATTCTCGCAGGAGGCAGCGGATCGGACAACGCATCGGTGTACCTGGTGGTATGGGGCGAACAGTCTGTATTCTGCCCCTTCCCGAAAGGAAGCAAGGCCGGCCTGCAGTCCCGCGACCTTGGCGAAGAGTCTGTCTCGGACGGAGCAGGAGGCTGGTATCAGGCAGCAAGGTCGCTGTTCCAGTGGGACGCTGGTCTGGTCGTCAAAGACTGGCGCTACGTGGTTCGCATCGCCAATATCGACGTGTCCGATTGGGTCGGAGTGACCAGCACGCAGGCGGCAACGGCGGCAACGAACGTCATCAAGCTGATGATGAAAGCGATCGCCCGTATCCCGAATTTCCAGATGGGGAGGGCGGCGTTCTACGCCAACCGCAGCATCAAGGAAGGACTGATGATCCAGGCGCTTGAGAAATCGTCCAGCGCGCTCGGCATCAAGGCTGCTCTGACGCAGTTCGGCTCCAACATCAACCAGCTTGAATTCATGGGCATCCCGGTTCGCTGCGTCGATCAGCTCGGCATCGCCGAAACCCTCGTTTCGTAACCGGTGGCACAAGGAGAATCACATGATCACAGATGCACTGCTGCAGCTTTCCGCTGCGCAAGCCGTCACGGCTTCCGCCGTGTCCACCAATACCATCGATCTCGGTGTCGCCCGCGATCTCGGTCAGGGAACCGATCTGTTCGTCACGATTGGCGTCGACGAGGCCGCGACCGCATCAGGCGCCGCGACTGTTGATTTCCAGATCATCACGTCAGCCGCCGCAGCGCTCACGTCGCCGACGATCATCGGGTCCACCAGCCCGATCGGGAAAGCAGAACTGACGCTTGGTCGAAAGCCGATCTCGATCCGCATTCCGTCGGCCAACCTTGCGGCGCAGCCGGTCGGGCAGAGATACCTTGGCGTTCAATACACCGTCGCTACCGGACCTCTGACCGCCGGGAAATTCACGGCGCACGTGACGCGTGAAGATCCTGGCGTTGGCAAGTACTACGGTTCAGGCTTCGCCGTCGCGTAAGGGGGGCGCATGCCAGAGTACATCGCAAACTCAGACGTGTGGATCTCACACGAGTGCCGGATGGCAAAGGCTGGTGATCGGTTCGAAACCGAATTCCCCAAAGGGCCTGGCGGCGCAGACATGCGGCTGGGGGATAGCCTGACGCTCGTCAGCGACAAGCCGTCGGACAAGGCGCCTCCGGAAGTGCCACGCAAGTAAATCAACAAAGGGGCCTTGCGCCCCTTTCTTTCATGGGGGCGCGATGGCGTCAGACGTTGAAATCTGCAACATGGCCTTATCGCACCTTGGCGCTGATGCCACGGTGGCCAGCATTGATCCGCCAGAAGGCTCCGCGCAAGCAGAGCACTGCGCCCGGTTCTTCCCGATCGCTCGGGATTCCCTTCTCGAAATGCCGGATGCCGCATGGCGGTTCGCCACCCGCCGTGCGCAGCTGGCGCAACTCACGTGCGACTGGGAAGCGTGGGATTACGCCTACGCCATCCCGGCCGATCTGCTGCGCGTCATCGCGGTCATGCCGTCCGATGCCGACGATGACTACGTGGCTGTCTCGCAGACAGGATCGGCTGAACTCGTCACGTCGAGCGTGCCGCAGCCGTACACGGTCGAGATAAACGACGACGGCGCGCTGGTTATCTACACAGATCAGGAAAACGCCATCGTGCGCTACACGGCGCTGGTATCCGACACCGCCCGGTTCTCCCCGCTGTTCGTGCTGGCGCTGTCTTGGCATCTTGCCGGGCTGCTGGCCGGGCAAGTCATCAAGGGCGATGCTGGCGCAGCCGAAGCAAAGCGCTGCGCCGCGATGATGCAAGCCTATCTGGCCAAGGCTGCGGCGTCCGACGCACGGCAGCACATGGCGCGCCCGGCGCACAGTGTTGGGTGGATCGCTGGCCGATGAAATGAGCAACGTCCGCACGCTGCAGCGCTCATTTGCCGCCGGCGAGGTATCGCCCGAACTGTTCGGGCGCATCGATGACGCCAAGTACCAATCGGGCCTGGCGCGCTGCCGGAACTTCATCACGAAACCACAAGGGCCGGCAGAAAACCGGGCCGGGTTCGGTTTCGTCCGGGCCACCAAGAACAGCGGCGTCAAGTCTCGGCTGATCCCGTTCACCTACTCGACAACGCAAACGATGGTGATCGAGGTTGGCGCCGGCTACTTCCGGTTCCACTCGCAAGGCGCAACGCTGCTCAGTGCTGGCGTCCCATACGAAGTGGCGAACACATTTGCCGAAGCGGATCTTTTCGACATCCATTTTGTTCAGTCTGCCGACGTGCTGACGCTGGTTCATCCTGGCTATCCGCCGCAGGAACTGCGCAGGCTTGGCGCGCTCAGTTGGTCGCTGACGACCATTTCATTTGCCGCCGCAATCTCCCCGCCGGCTAGCGTCACGGCAACGCCAACTGGCGCAGGAACCATCGCCTATGCCTACGTGGTCACAGCCATCGCTGCTGACGGGATATCGGAGTCGGCGGCGTCGACAGCGGGAACATGCACCGGGAACCTGTTCACGACCGGCAACAAGATCGATGTCACGTGGCCGGCGGCGACAGGCGCGACGCGCTACAACGTATACAAGATGTCCGGCGGCCTGTACGGGTACATCGGGCAGACAGCAACGCTGGCACTGGTCGACGACAACATCGCCGCCGATCTGAGCAAGACGCCTCCGATTTACGACACCGTCTTTGCGTCCACCAGCAACTATCCTGCGGCGGCGTCCTACTTCGAGCAGCGCAGATGCTTCGCCGGGACCGTCACCCAGCCGCAGAACATCTGGATGACGAAGAGCGGCACCGAGTCGAACGTTTCGTACTCGCTGCCGATTCGCGATGACGACCGAATCGCTTTCAGGGTTGCTGCCCGAGAAGCGAACACGATCCGCCACATCGTTCCGCTGACGCAACTGCTGCTGCTCACAAGCGCTGCGGAATGGAGGGTAACGTCGGTAAATTCCGATGCCATCACGCCAAGCACGATCAGCGTTCGCCCGCAGTCATACGTTGGTGCGTCGAACGTGCAGCCGGTGATCATCAACAACACGCTGATATACGGCGCCGCGCGCGGCGGGCATGTTCGCGAGCTGGCGTACTCGTGGCAAGCGAACGGATTCGTTACCGGCGATCTGTCCTTGCGCGCTGCGCACTTGTTCGACACCTTCGACATCGTCGACATGGCGTACAGCAAGGCGCCGCAGCCTGTCGTGTGGTTCGTGTCGTCGTCTGGCAACCTGCTCGGCTTGACTTACGTGCCAGAGCAGCAGATAGGGGCTTGGCACTGGCATGACTCGGCTGGCGGCGGGTTCGAGCTCTGTTGCGTCGTTCGC